GCGCTCAATCACAGTATCTGCAATCACAGAAACAGTTACAAACAAGGCTCTTACAAATAACGTAGCAACAATTACAACTACTGGCTCACACACATACCGTGTTGGAGACCGAGTTGTAGTTGCTAGCGTTGACGCTACATTTGATGGAACATACCCAATTACTGCGGTAACTTCAAACACCTTTTCATACGCTAAGACAGCAGCAAACGTTGCTTCTCAGGCTGATACTGGTACAACAAGTGTTGAAAAGCGTCGTGTCTATGACGGTCTTGTTCGTGATACTACAGATAACGTAGTCAAGTTCTTCCAGAACCTTGTAGTAAAGCCAACCTCAACAGTTGACTTTGCTGAGGCTGGAATTACTTATACAGACATCAAGACTGGTGGAATTGCTGCTGAAGAAATTACTGCAACTGGCAACCTAACAATTGCTACAGATAAGTTAGTTGTAAACGCATCAAGTGGTGCTGTAACTATGGCTAACACATTGGCTGTAACTCAAGCAACAACTCTTACTGGTGGCTTTGTCTCTAACGCGGCTTCAAACGTAAATGCTTCTCTAGATGTATCTGGAACAGCGACATTTGCTGGAGACGTTGTTATTACTGGTCGTCTTGATGTTCAAGAGATTCGTGAATATGTCATTGACCGAAACATTGCAACAGTTGCAGCAAACGTATTTACTGCTGACTACAGCATAGGAAATATTTTCTACATCAATACTGCTCCTACTGCTAACTTCACTGTAAACCTGACAAACGCTCCAACAGATAATGGAAGAACAATATCAATTACCTTGGTAACTACACAAGGATCAACTGGATACATACCAAACGCATTCCAAGTTGCTGGTACTCAAACATCTGGTGGAACAAACGGCATCAAATGGGTTGGAGCCGCTGCTCCTACACCAACAAGCAGTGCTGGAAGAATTGACTTGTTCAACTTTACGTTGATTAGAAGAGGTTCTGCTTGGGAAACGCTAGGATCTTCTGTACTAAACTTTGGATAACCTACCTAGGAGTTAAAACAAAAAATGCCATTTTTCAGTATCAGACCTCAGTCAACGTTTAGTGTTCGCTCTAGACGTATTATTGCGCTGACTTTTTTAACTCGTCAGGTCATCACTACTGGATATGTTGCTGCTGGATACAAAGATGGTATTGCGTGGAGAAATGTAAATAAAAACAACCATGCTACAGATGTCTGTACTAACCTAGGAGACCTGCTTCAAGAGGCTGCTAACTATACCTCAGGTGCTCATAATAGAGACAATGCCTTTATGTGGGGAACTGCTGGTACAGGATCTGGTGGTGTAGGTGCATTTACATCAACTTCTTGTTGGAATATGCGCAATGACACAACTCTTACAAAAACTTCTCAGATGAATACTGCTCAAACAGTAGGAGACTCTGCAACAATTATTAATTATGACGCTAACGGAACTGGTACTTTTTCATATCAAACTGGTAATCAAGGTGCTTCTGTTTATCAAAAATTTAACTTAACTACTCAGCAACATCAATCGACTATAGGTACTTCTTTCACTCAGGGTGGCACTGGTGCGGGTGCTCACTTTAGTGAATTGTTTGGGTATTTTTGGGGAGACACTCCTAGCACTGATAAAAGAAAATTTGTTTTTGCTACAGAGACAGAGAGTACTCCTTCACCAAATATTGGCCATCATGGACAACAAAAAGGTCTGATGAGTAAAGTAGGTAAAGGCTATGCTGGAAATGAAGGTTCCTATGGCGAAGGAAACAATTTTAGAATTACTGACTATGCTACTGAAACATTAAGTGGAACCTCCGCTAAGCCTCTTGCAAATCATGGAGAAGAAAACTTCCTTTGTGGGCAAGATAAAGGGTATGCTCTAGGTGTATACGAAAACCCTGGACCAGGCCAAACTAATAACTCATACAAAATTCAATATGCTACTAACGTCGGCACTAATTTAGGCACAGCGGGGCAGCCATCAGGAACAGCCTCTGGAACAGGTGCAAGTGGAACTTGCTGCCCATCAGGTCTCATTGGTGGACGTTCTTCAGGGCACGGTTATTGGAGAGACTAGCGTTTTGTAGTAATAAAATAAAACAGTAGTAGTGCTAGACTACAGACACAAATGACAAAAGAAAGTAGTAAAAATGACTAATAATGAAATTACCCCGCTTCCAATGCCGCTTACTGATGTTTCTAATCTGACAGAAACACAGAGGGACCTTCTTCATCTATCACTACAAACTGACCATGGAACTCCTATGTTCAAAATCCGTCATTTTGTTGGTGATGCTCAAATCACAAGATATGCAAAATATAAGCAACTACTGCTTGAACTTCGGGCAAGAGAAGAAGTAATTGAACAAACTCTAGTCCAACTTGAAAAAAACAAAGCCCACGTTGAAGAGGTAAAAGAGCGTTTGCTTACCACCGAAAGTGAAGCAACTAAAAAATCTCTTATGTGGGATTTAACTAGTCATATCAATGATATTGCTAAAACAGAGAGACGCTTAAAAATGGCTTATACAGAACGAGGCCATTTTCTTACAGCGCTTGAAGAGATGTATCACACTGGGGAAGCATATCTAGAGGATGGAACAGACCTAAAACTTTCTTTAAGTGACCCAGAGTTGGCAGAAAGACTAGAAGCAGAGCATTGGGTCTATCGACTAGGAAAACAAGCAGCGCTAGATTTAATTGCTTATGGTCATATTGGAACTGGAAATTTAGAAGCAATCACAATGCTTGATGAAGAGGCAGCAGCAAAGACTTTGGAAATTGCTATGACCTACTCTCATAGTATGAAAAAAGCGCTGGGAACTATGGAGCAAACAATTATTGAAGCAATAGAGTCTGGCAATATTGGCACTACTTCAATTAAAATTGAAAATCAAAAACTTTCAAAACACTTAGAGATTGAATCAAATGAATGAGTTTTATAAATACTACATTGCTATTCACTTTGAAGATAAAAATGCTTTAGGCAATATTCCACCAATAGGTTGGTGGAATACTAATTATTACATTTATGAAGTAGAAGACCATGTAATATCTAGACTTGACTTACTAAAAGTAAGAGTAGTAAGTATGTCACAGAAAGTTGCTTATGGTTGGAATTTTTGCACTGCTCAGAGAGACCACATAAAAGTCCGTGAAAGTAATCTGTTAGTAATAGAACAAATTGGTGGAAAAGAAAAATTAGAGTTATATAAACCTGAATACTATAAATATTATCTAACAGAAGATGACATAGCAAATGGAGTTGCTTTTGGAAAAATAATGCTAAAAGAGCATTTATATAGAAATTATAAAAATATTTGGTCATATACCAAAGAAAACTACTCGGACATATACTCTGAGTATTTTACCTATGTGTATGGGACAGATGATAAAGAGTTGATTTCCCAAACGGAAAACAAGTTCCCAAAACAAATTGAAGATTACAAAAAATACTATAAAAATCTAAGTGTTCTAGTTGAGGATATGGCTATTTTAGAAAACACTATTGATAGCATAGGGTCAATCGAAGATGTTCACAAAGCACTATATGAAATAGCAATTCGTATAGACTCCTTTCCACAGACAATTTTGGAGAATAGGGAAATAAAAAATGTTTAGTGTGCCTCTCAATCCTAAACTAAGCACAGAAGAAAATACAGATTTTTATATTTTTTTACAAGAATACAAACCGTACATATATGATTTTTATTTTACTTGTAGGATACCTCCATTTACCCAAGACGCTATGGGAGATGTATTTAGTGGGGGAACAGATGACCACGACTATCTTATAAATCTTGCTTTACATATACAAAAAGATTTAGGAATTACCGCTTCTGCTGTATTTAATAATACAGAGGTAAGGCCTTCTCAACAAAATTTAGATTTATTTATTGAGTATTTTAAGCCAGTGTATGAGGCTGGAATTAGATCAGCAACAATACCCCACACCCACTGGGTGGCCACTGGACAAATTCAAAAAGCATTTCCAGATTTGTTTATTAAGAATACAATTCTTCGCAACGTGAGTGAGCCTAGAGATATTGAAAAACTTGCTAAAGCAGGGTTTCACTACATAAATCTAGACCGAGACCTAATGCGTGACCACGAAAAACTTTTGCGTTTTAAGAAGGCTAAAGAGATGTTTGGAGTAAAACTATCGCTTTTAGCCAATGAAGGATGTCTTGGCGGATGCATAATGATGGATGAGCACTATCAATTTAACAACACCAGAGTTGACGGACCTCAATATTTTGCTGACCCCATAAGCAGAGTCTCTTGTATGAAGTGGGACCACGAAGACCAAGCCGTTGCTCTAAAAACAGCAAACTTCCCGCCTTGGCGTGCTGACTGGCAACAGTTTATAGATGAACTTGGCATTGATGTCATAAAGATGCACGGAAGAGAGTCAAAAGTAAGGCTTCGTGAAACTATGAGCATAATTAAAAAATATGCTGATAGTGAAGAGATTCTTTTTGACCATTTTAGTGACTTTATCGAAGAGACAAATCTTGTTGATAGACCCATAAACATATGGAGAAACAAGATTAAAACTTGTAAATTTGACTGCTGGGATTGCGGCTATTGCGACAAAATTGTCAAAGCAAAGTATGGAGACAAAACAAATCCTAAAGTAACAATGGTCACTCAAGGGCTTGTTGATGCTGTCAATGTTGATATTGATATTCCTATAGAAGGGCTCACAAGTAAAAGAGTTCAAGCGCTTCTTAATTATTTAGGTAAAAACTCTAAAACATATTTAGAGGTTGGAACTTATCAAGGGGCAACAGCAGCAGCAACGCTACTAAACAACTCTCTCAAGGCATACCTTATTGATAACTGGAAAGACAACATTCAGCCAGCAGAGGCAGACCTAACTCTGCCAGAAAACAATAAAGATGATTTTGAAATGAATATACAGCCATACCTAAAAGGCAACAATGTGGTAGTTATTGATGAAGACTTGTTTGACGTAGATGTATCAACAATTAAAGATGTTGACCTGTTCTTCTATGACGGACCACACGACCACGTTTCTGTGTCCAAGGCTGTGCAAAAATACGCAACTTGCTTTGCGCCAGGTGCAGTGTTAGTATTTGATGATGCTAATTGGAATGATACATACACAGGTGCCGATGAAGGAATTAAAAAAGCAGGGCTACAAGTGAAATACTCTAAAAAAATAATTAATAAAATTGAGTCAAAACACGACTGGTGGAATGGTCTGTACATAATCGTGCTTAGTTAGCCTTTTATGGTAGTGTGGGCTTGACGGATACGAGCATAAGTATAAGACCGTTGGGCTACAGGTCTCCCACCTGCAAAAAAGGAAACAATAACAATGGAGTTTACATCTTCATTAATAACGAATAACCAGCAGTATTTAGTATTACTGGCAGCAGTTATGGCTTTGTCATTTGCTGCTAAAAAGACTCAAGTGTTTTTGCCTTTCTACTCATGGATTGCAAGAACTGTTAAGTCAAAAAGAGCAGTAGTTGCTCTTATTTCACTAGCATCTGGTGTATTACCTATCTCAGGTCGTGTAGCGGTCTCAGCGGGTGCGCTAGACACTATCGCACCAGAGGACACTAAGAAGCGTAAAAACTACGGAATCATCGACTACCTATCTACGCATCACTTTTATTTTTGGTCTCCTTTAGAGGCCACAGTCCTTGTTCCTATGGCAGTTCTAGGTCTTAGTTATGGCGAATTTTTAAGTAAAATTTGGCCTCTACTGGCGACTGCAATCGTCATCATTCTTTGGTACATTTTTAAGGTGCTTAAAGAAGATGACATTGACATTGTAATCCCAACTAAGCCACTAAAGAAAAAACAAAAAGAGGCTTGGCAGATTGAAGCGGACTCAAAGCGTGATCGTCGTCAAGTAGTTGATTACTCAAAGACCATTATCTTTACTTTTTTTGTAATCATTCTTGGTAATATTGTTAAGGCTAATTTTGATGCTATCGAAGCGTGGGTAAAATCTGCTAACGAAAGCAACCTAATTATTCTTGTTGCTTTTGTAGGGTTCCTAGCCAGTTTTGCCTTAGGAAGCAGCGGTAAGTTTGCAGGATTTGTAGGACTGTCAACAAGCGTATTTGGGCCAGCAACATTGCCTTTGTTCTTCGCTGTGGATTATGCAGGATATATGCTTTCTCCCACACACAAGTGTTTAGTTGTGGGAAAAAGTTATTTTAAGACTCCGCTTAAGGACTACTACAAAGCAATTCTTTCTCTAGTTATTCCTCTTATTTTAGTTGGAATTATCCTCTACTACGGTGGAACCCTTTGAAAAAAATAAAGTTTATGGCGGGGTCTCACGACTCCGCCATAAAACTTACCCCTCCAGCCCCAGCCAAGACTTTTGTACCTGATTGGTATAGAAAAGCCGAAAGATTTATTGGTGGCAAGATGGACTTAATCGAGTCTGGAATCAACAAAGACTTAAAACTATGTGTTCCATTTTTAGATGCCTTAACAAGCGGATACTGCATTGAGTTACCTTGCGACATATACGTAAAAAGAGACAGCAATGGAATAAATTTTTATTGGCATGAAGAGCCTATGCCTATAAATTTAAGGTCAAAAAACATGGCAACAACATTGCCTAGACCCTCTGGCCATGAAGAGTCTTTATACGCATGGAAATCTCAATGGGCTGTTATAACCCCACCTGGATATAGTGCAATTTTTACTCATCCTCTAAATAGGTTTGATTTGCCATTTACAACCACCTCAGGGGTTGTTGACAGCGACAAATATTTTTCTTCAGGAGAAATACCTTTCTTCTTAAAAGATGGATTTGAGGGAGTGATACCAGCGGGCACACCGATTGTTCAAATAATTCCTATTAGAAGAGAGCCTTGGGAGCACGAAATTCTTCCGTACAACGAAGAGTTTCTTTCTAGAAATAGATACTCTATACAAAAACTTTTATATGGAGGATATAAAAAGTTTTTATGGCAAAAGAAGGAATATAAATGAGTAAAAACAACAGCCTTTGGAGTAATTTTATACAAAAATTTGAAGTAAATCCTTTAACTTTGCTGGACAAAAACGAGCCTAGAGTTTCTCCAGAAGTAGCAGAAGAAAGACTAGGCATTTGCGAACAATGCAAGCACTACATAAAAATTACACATCAGTGTCGTAAATGTTTTTGCTTTATGCCAGCAAAAGTTATTATTTCAAGAGCAAGTTGTCCTATTTCTAAGTGGGAAGGTAGTCTATAAATGAAAGTGGCAGTGTATACAATCGCTCTTAACGAAGAGCAGTTTGTCGAGAGATGGTATAACTCGGTAAAAGACGAAGCAGACTATTTGCTTATCGCTGATACAGGCTCAACGGATGGCACAGTGGAGAAAGCCAGAGCGTTAGGTATCAATGTTGTTTCTATTTGGGTAAAGCCTTGGCGCTTTGATCAAGGCAGAAACGCATCTTTGGCTTTAGTTCCACCAGATATGGATTACTGCGTCCCGCTAGATATGGATGAGATTATGCTTCCAGGTTGGCGTGCTGAACTTGAAAAAGCATTTGAAGCAGGGGCAACTCGTCCACGTTACAACTACATCTGGAATTGGAATGATGATGGAACTCCAGGTCTCACCTTTGGTGGAGACAAGATTCACGCACGTCAAGGATATTTTTGGAAGCATCCTGTACATGAAATTTTAACTACAGATAGATTAAAAGAGGTTCAACATTGGACTGGTGCAACTATGGAGCATCACGCAGATAATACTAAATCTCGTGGACAGTATTTAGGGTTGCTCAAAGCATCGGTAGATGAAGGTCCTACAGATGATAGGAATGCTTTTTATTACGCTAGAGAATTATTTTTCTACAACAAATATGTAGAAGCAACAGCAGAGTTCAAACGTCATCTATCTTTACCTAATGCCAGATGGGCACCAGAGCGTGCTGCATCTATGCGCTACTTAGGCAAGATAAATAAAGAAGAGGCGGAGTTGTGGTTTACCTTAGCGGTAAGAGAAGCACCAGGCAGACGTGAGCCGCATATTGATTTGGCTAAACACTACTACGGCACTAGTGACTGGAAACTTTGCTATGAGCACGCAAATATTGCTTTAGCAATAAAAGAAAAACCTTTAGAGTATCTCTGCGAGGCCGAAGCGTGGGGATTTACTCCGTATGATTTAGCATCGATATCTGCTTACAATTTGGGAATGTACAAAGAGGCGTATGAAAACGCTGTAAAGGCCCTTGAACTAGGGCCTGAAAAAGATAAAGAAAGACTAAAAGCAAACCTATCCTTCTGTGAGGCAAAACTAAATGACAACTAATGACTATCCAAACTGGTTTACTACTAATGGTGCTTCTCAAAACTTTGCATCTCAACTGTATAAGTTCAAAGATGTGAAAGTAGATTTTCTTCAACTAGGAGCCTACACAGGGGATGCCACCAAGTGGCTCTTTGAGAATGTTCTTACCCACCCAGAATCAACTTTGACAGATGTTGATACTTGGGAAGGCTCTAACGAAGAAGAGCATAAGGAGATGAACTGGCAAAGCGTCGAGTCTATCTATGACGAGAAGAATTCTCAGTGGCTATCTGAGTCAAGATTATTTAAGAAGAAAATGACTACAGATGAGTTTTTTGCATCCAACAACAAACAATTTGACTTTGTTTATGTAGATGCTGACCATACCGCAATGGCTGTTCTGAAAGATGGAATTCATGGGTATGACTGTCTAAAAGTAAATGGAATTCTTGCTTTTGATGATTACAGATGGGGCGCTCATCTACCAGTAAAAGATAGACCTCAGGCTGGTGTAGATGCTTTTAGAGTCGCTCATTGGAACAAGACATCGCTCCTTGAGGCTAATCAACAGGTTTGGTTGAAGAAGATTTCTTAGCCTTACGATTTTTCTTTAGTTTTTCCTTTTGTTGTTTGGCGAGTTTTTCTGCTCGCTCAGTCTTATATGCTTCAACAGCATTGGCACTAGTACGACTGCGCCAAGCAAATCCACACTCAGTGCAGGTAACAATCTTTGCTGTAGTCCAACGACCAGTTGTATCAAGTTGAGCAATAGAAGTTTCTAGTTTGTTTGGTCGCGCTGTGCAGTACGGACAATTTGGGAACCTGCGTCGTCTAGTTTCTTCTCCAAGATATGAGACAGAAAGAGTTCTACGAATTTCAACTTCATCTTTTCCTCCCCAGATTCCCCAGATTTGACGATGCTCAAGAGCCCACTGAAGGCACTGTGATCTCACAGGGCAGGAGAAGCAGAGGTTCTTAGCCGTATATTTTTGGGAGAAATCTTGGGAGAAAAAGTGGTCTATGTATGTTCTATTTTCTGGGAGAGCGCATAAGGCGTTACGTTGCCACTCTAAGTTGTTTACAGGTTTCCACACATATAGAACTCTACACTAATAGTCTATAAAACTATCGACTAAACACACTATTATTTATTTGTCTATTTCAGCCCAAGTTACTGGCTGTATGTTTTCCAATATATCACCATAATCACTTTCTCCAAATTCATCACAGGCAATAAGTTCAAAATCAGCCTCTAAGACTCCAGCCCACCCACTACTAACAATTCCCTTTTCTACAGCCTTGAAAGCGTCTCCTAGGCCGTCACAGACCCCATCTCGTTGAAGGGCAGAGGCTAAGGCACGTTTGACTAACTCGTTTTCAATATCAATATGATCTATCGTGTAATACACAATTGACTCAGGGTTTTGAAAAGAATAGCCAGAGCCATCCCACTCAATCCATAACTCTTGTCCTGGTCTTGCGTCTTTTGCCACTAGCGTCCCTACTATTCGTCGTCTATAACATTGTCAAAATTAAACTCAAAATTCTTTGATGAATCTTCATCAAAAAAGTAAACCGTTTGTGGGTCTACTAGTGTATATATTCCAGCAATAGTAACTGTCCCACACATACAGCAGATTTCTACAGACCCGTGATTTATAATCTCTGGGCTATCTACTCCCACTAACTTCATTAGAATACTTCCAGATTCGTTCATACTCTCTGGCTCCCAGCGGGCGTGCTCGTCTAGCCAGCACATTTCGCACATTGCCATAGGTACTTGAACAGGTTCGGCTGCCATAGAACAATTCTAGTTCCTTTTAGTATCCTAGATTTGCTGCCACGCCATCAACATTTATACCTTTACGCCTTCTAATGACATTTCTTTCCTGAGGCGTAAGACCACCCCAAAAGCCAAAAGATTCGTGCTTTATGGCCCAATCAGCGCATTCGGTTGAGTGAATACACGACTTACATATTTGCTTCGCTACAGTGTAGTCTCCAACAGAGACAACAACAGACCTGTCATCTTTGTCTTCTAAGTAGAAGAACTCGACTCCAACTTCAGCGCACAACGGTTGATTAAAAGTCCAAGGCTCTTTAGCCACGAAATACCTTCCCCAAGCATTCGATTACTTATTTTTGTTTTCAAGCGCTCCTACTTCGTAGCCACAACCTGCGTAGCCAGCAATATCAATCCATGTGTCTGGTTGATATCCAGATTTAGATGCATAGCGGGCAACCTTTAGCCCAACCATCATCATTGCTACATCTTCATTGCTTATGGGGATTCCTA